CCTACATTTGTATCTGCAGATTCACGTCCTATTCTTTTCATTTTTACATCAAAGCCTTCTTGGGTTAATAATCCATTAGCTCTGAACCAACTATCTAATTTATCAATACCTTTTTCTAATCCACGCTTCGCTTTATTCGTTCCACGCACCGCTCTCATATTAGAAACTAATTTACCAGCTGCGCCAAATGCTCCAGTAAATGCCATACCTTCTACACCAAACTTTAATCTATTCATTAATTCTGTTGCAGGTGCATCATCATCTCTTTTTACTTTTGTAGGGCCTCCAAGAAAATCACCAAACGTACCAGCATCTTCTACATCACCAACAGCAACACCCTCTGCAACACCTGCACCTAACATACCTTGACCAAATCTTCTTGTTTTTTCTCCAGTGCTTAAATATTTACCAGCTTGTTTTGCTTTTAATGTTGCTTTAGTTAAACCACTTGCAGCTTTAAATGCAAGACCACCAGGCACACCAATGTTAACAATTAGTTCTGTAACTTTACCTATACCTGTTGATGCCGCTAATTCGTCAAATGGATTAATATCTGCAAAATATTGTTCGACTGCTTCGACTCGATCCTCATCTACACCTAAATCTAATAACGCTGCACCTAATGTTGCAACACCTTCACCTATTTTTATAACACCAGAAGGTATCGCTGCAGCCATCGATAAAGCCCAACTTGTATCTTCTTTTTCATCTGTTTTAATTGGAGTGGTAAATACCGTCAAGATAACCCCCTATTAGAATACTTTAACTTTATTTCCGTTTATAACTCTGTAAACGTCTTTAGTTTCTTCCTCTATATAAAATTTACCTTCATCAGATCCATCAGGATTAGGCTTATATTCACCAGAACCTTTAGGTATGATTTCTGTAACCGCCCCTTTCACACGACCTTTAATAATTACTTCCATATCTTTTGCACCAAGTGTTCCTTGGCTTTTTCTAAAATCTGCAAAAGCTTCACCTAAAGATCCTTTTGCATATTCTGCTTTTAATTTTAAACCAGCAAACATTTTAGCAATATCTTCTTTAGATCTTTTACCTGCGATATAGTCATTAATAGCTAATGCTACTGCCGTTTGATCTGTTTTCTTAGCTGCTTCTTTAGCTTTGTCTACTCTACTAGCTCTACCTGTTGCAAAACCAGCTACAGCTCCTGCAGCTTCTTTAAAACCTTTACCTTTACCTATAGTTTCTTCAAATAATTTTAAGGCATAATCTGATGCATCAGCTATTCTAGCTTTTTTAATATCTTCTTCACTAGCTTCACCAAGTAATTCTTTAAATAATTCTGCGTTTTCTCTAATTGCATCTTCTGCACTTACTTCAGGTTCTATTGTTTCGTTTCCTGTTAGATTAGTTTCTGGTTTTGTTTTTAATTTTTCTTTTACTTCTTCTGTGGTTAAATCAACTATTTCATCTTGGCTACCTTGAGGATCATCCATACCTAAATAATTTTTTTCACCTTTTATTTTTTCACCTGTAAATTTTTCTACATCTTTGAAAGGAACAGTAAAAGTATCTTCACCTGATGTTAGTTCTACTTCTGTGTCACCAGAAGGAAAGAACATAGTTGTTGGATTTACTTTAAACTGATCTCCAATATTAGGAGTCATTGTTAAATTTTTAGTTTTTGCAAAATCTACAATTTGTCGACCAGTTAATGGTTTTTGTGCCATTCCTAAAATATCTTGAATACTATATGTTTGACCACCATTAAAATAACCAACCCTACCACCATCATAAAGACCAGATGTAATACCTGTGCCTCGGCTATCAATAGGCATACCACCTCTAAACATAGGTCGTCTTAGTATTCTGCTCATTATCCAAATAATCCTAATTTACCTGCGATACCTGCTACTCCTGCTGCGCCACCTAAGAATTGTGACATAGGACTAGGTGTTGGTGCTGCTGATCCAATACCCACAGTTTGAGTAGGGAACGCTCCTGGTTGAATTTGTGCTAATTGTTGACCAATCAATCCTAATTGTGTGAATGGTTGGAATTGTTCTTCTTTTGCTGCAATTTGTGCTGCATCTAATTGTGCTTGTTCAAACGCTTGTTGTTGTTGACCTAGTTGACTTTGATATCCACCTAGACCTTGTCTTGCTGCAAGATCAGCTGCCGCTGCAGCTTGCGCTTGTTGAAATCCTTGTGCTAGTAAATTAGCTTGTAAATTTGCTCTATTCATTTGAGCACCTCTTGCAGCCTCTGCTGCAAGCACGCCTTCTCGTCCACCACCGAAAGCTCCAGCTTGTATTGCTGCATCACGTCTTGCTGTGTCTGCTATAGTTTGTTGTCTGTCAAATTCTGCTAATGTTGTATCAATAACTTCTTGTTGATATGGAGACATAAAAGGTTTGAATGCATCGGGTCCAACTAAAGATTCTAAACCTGTAGCTGCTTGAACAGCTCTTGTTTGTAAAGCATCTTGCGCTGCTACTTTTGGATCATATTTAGTTGTATCAATACCTGAAAAACCTGCGGGTACTGCACCAGCTCCTAATTTATCAATTGATTTTAAAAAGGCGGTAAGCGAACCTTCTATTATCGGCGACGGTCTTGTTATTGTAGTTGTCTCTGCCATTATGCTCTAGCCTCCAAATTATTCATTAAATCATACATTCTCTTTGCACCTTTGTTAACACTTCCACCACCTGCTGCTCTAACTGCATCAGCAGTCATTACAAATTCATTTTTAGAAAGTCTTGCAGGTACATCATCTGCTTTTTCTTTTTTACCTATTGGTACAAATCCTCCACCTCTTAAATCCATCTCTTTACCACCAAGATCCATTAATCCACCATCTTTCATAGAACTAATTCCTAAAAAATCTAAAGCAAAATCCATTAACTTAACTCCTTTTGCTTTAGCACCACTATCTGAATATTGAATTAACATATCTTCAAAACCTGCTCTATCAAAACCACCAAAATCTTTTTCAAATAATTTCATAACGTTACCCATACCAGCCATTTTATCTTTTATACTATCAAGGCCACCTTTATCTGATTCAACCAATTCTGTTATTTTTTCAGTTTCTATTTTGTCAATAGCCTCATCTATACCACCAAATCTAAATCCTACTCTACCTCCAGCTTTATACCCTGCTGATGCAATAGTTTCTGTGATCTCATCTTCACCAAATCCATATTGTAACATAGATAATCTAATTGCTTGTGCTGCATCTGCACTTGAAAAACCTTCTTCTAGTCCGCCTAATGCTTGATCTATAATAGCTTGTTTATTTAATCTTCTAGCTTCTGCTTCCATTACATCACCAGTCGCTGTTGCTGCTGGCAGTGCAAGAACTTGTGCTTTATCTGTTAACCCACCAGCCATTCCTTCAGTAATAAATTTTGAACCCCTAGCTAAACTTTCTAAACCAAAATCTTTTGCTTTAGTTAATAAACTTCTACCTTCCATTATTCTATCTAATTGCATCGGACCTCCTGTTACAGCATCAGGAGCTGTTCCTAAACCAAATCTGCCTTTAGTTGTAGCTCCTGTAAAAGCGTCTGCTGCACCAGGAGCAGCCATTGCTCCTTGCAACGCTCCGAGTCCCGCTGATAATAAATTAATATCTCCTTCACTACCTTCTTGAGATAATTGAGCTCCAATATTTAAACCAGCACCAAGAATTCCTCCACCTATTTGATTTGCGTATTGACCAGCTTTTAAAAAATTCCCTATTCTACTAGCTCCTGCTCCAAATATCCCAGGAGCCACAAATGGAGCAAATGCTGCCGCATATGGTAATACTGGTTTAATTTCATTAGGTATAACTTTGTCTAATACCTTTGCAACTGGTCTGAATATTTTTTTAAAAAATCCCATAGTTTCTCTTTATATTGTCAATATTGAAGCAAGTTCGCAAAGCTTGTAAAAAGGCGAGTGTCTCACAATTTACAAGGTTTTTAGGCATCCGTCAACGATCCTATAACTTTGTTCCTGCACCAATTTTTATCTCCTCTACGGTAACATTAACATCTCTCCTAATATGTTCAGATTTAGTCTCTGTATTAGGGTTTTGCACATCAGCCAGAGCTTCTGCGTCTGACATGTACTCTTTACCTGTTACTGTATTTGTTAGAGTTACCTCTGTTTTAGGCGTAATTATTGGCACTTTTTTACCATCTATTATTTCATACCTAACAGAAGCTTCTGTTTCGATAAAAGGCATTATCTATCCTCCCTGTTAATTTCTAGTACTGATGCAATTACATCTACATTACCACTACTTGCTTGCACCTTTAATATCTCGCTTTCCATCATGATTAAAGGTTCACTTAAAACTTGTTCTTTTTCATTAGCAGATAAACTAACTTGGTTATCTACTACAAAAATATTAGAGCTCGCATCAACTAAAGTAACTTTAACTACAGCTGAACCCGCTGCATCTTCAGCTGCTAAAATAGATTTAACAATAGCACGAGAGTTACCCGGCACTGTGTATAAAGTTGTTAGATCTGTATTTGTTAAACTTTTCTTTTCGTTTTTGTATATATTTGCCATTATCCTAATCCTAACCAAGTAAATCGTTCTTGGTCCTCTTTTTGTTGTGTTAAATATGTTGAGTTTAATTGTTCTATAATTGTAGTCAAAGCTCTATTAATTTGTCTTTGATTATCTTCACTATATTCTTTTTTAGGTTCTGGTAATCTTACTACTACTTTTGTCATTATCCTCTCCTTCCATCAGGTTGTAAATCTACTTGAAATGTACCGAATCGCCATGATTCACCTACACCAGTATTTTCTATTTTTATATTGGCATATCGTCCCCTTGCACGAGTATCAACTTTAGTTGTGCTAGATGTAATCGTAAAAGGACTTAATGAAGTTTGTGCGTCATCATCAGATGGAAAATCTTTTATAGCCAATGTAATTTGATTATTACCAGTTAATACTTTAAAGTTTGGTAAAAATCTTCTCATAGCTAAAAATACTTCTGCTTGATCTTTTTGTAAAGAAAAGCTAAATGATTTAATAAAAGATGTTAAAGTAGTAACACTACCATCAGGATTAACTTGATCTGTTCCTATCTCATGTTCAAAAAATACGGTTTGACCTAAACCTGTTTCACCAATAATTTGTGGGAATGTGCCTGTGTTAGAACTATTATAAGCCGTAGCATATGGTTTAGGGTATACTAGTGAGTCAATCCAACTTGTTCTAATTGAATTAGTATTTGTGCCTGTATACCAATTACCCATAGGTAATCTTGCATTATCTTGGCCATAATTATAGACAACATATCTATCATTAAAATCTGCATTTTGAGTTGGATACCACCAAATTACCTCTGTAAATAGATTATTAATACCAGCATTTATTTGTTGACCTTTTGTAGTATTACAATCATCGTAAACAAAATCTTCAACACTACATGGTAAAGTGTTAACTGTACCATCAAAAGAAAAGAATCCATTGTTACCCATCCAGTATGCAACACCATCAATTTCTATAGCTGCATTCTTACCAATTAATCCACAATTTGTACCAACTTGTTCAAAACCAAACGTAAAGGGAGCTCCAACAAATTTCATGGTGTACAATGCATTGTCAGTCCAAATTAGAATATTTTCTTTTGCAACCAAACCACCCATAATTTTTGTACCATCTTGTAATCTTTGTGTGCCCGCAGTGTTGGTTGCTTGTGGTGTATATTTATTTATATTTTCATCTTCGGAGAATCTTATAAACATATCATCTTGTGTATCAGGACTTCCTATAGTTACTTCTGTTCCAAGATGAATTAAGTGTCTTGTTGTTGGTGATATTAACGTAACTCTAGTAGCTGTAGGATTACCAGTATCTGTTGCAGCATCTATTCTTGTTTCAAAACCAGATGTTAACATAGAAGCTCTTGTTGTAAGCCTAGCAGTAATTCCTGCATTCCAAGTAAAAGTTTTACCGTTTGCAATGGTTGCAACTAATACTTCACCAAAATTACTTAGTGACCATAGTCCTGGTTCTAGTGTTACTGATGACGCTTCTACTGCACTACCAAATCCAGAAAAGTTTGTAGCGTTTGTGACAGTTGCACCACCACTGTGAGCTTGTCCGTTAGATGTACCAAATGTTGCTGTGCCTAATGCTCCTCTAGTAATACCTGTAATATCAGACCCAGCTATACCTGTGTATGTAATTAATTCATTACCAACAGCTATTGTACCTGTTGTTGGAAAACCAGTTGTTGACGTTAAAGTTATTGCTGTTCCCGATCCACCTGTACCAGCTGTATCCGCGAGCAACGCTCCGTTAAGAGTTGTTGTTAAAGCACCAGTAATTGTACCACCATAGTTTCCAATACCAAAACCATAACCATATGTCTGTGCTGCAGGACCCACAGGTTGATAAACTTTAACAGTCATACTACCACCCGTCGATACAACTGCAGATGCTTGATTTAAAGAATTAATTGTAAATGTTGTAGGAGTTGGAACAGTTAATACTTGAAATAATTTATCTTCAAAATCACTTGCATTTAATCCTGTACCACTTGGTAAAGTAACAGATGATAATTCTATAATGTCTCCTACAGATAAATCATGATCAGTGCTTGTTGTAATTGTACAAGTTTTAACTGATGCACTATTTGTTGCTAGTGTTGAACTTGTAAAAGAATCTACAACTCCTGCATTGTTACATCTAAAAGGAGTGATGTCAAAAAGTTGACCTTCAAAATATAATAATAAAAATTTATCTGTACCAAGTGCAACATATCTATTACCTTCAGTATCTACAAAAGCATGTTGTTTTCTAGCAACACCAACAATAGAATCATTAAGTAATGATTGCCAACCACCTACTTTTTCCGGAAGGCCATATCTAAATCTTACGTTATCAGAATCAATCCAACGACCCTCTGCTCCAACAGCAGTGTCTTGTTTGTCAATGCCAGGAGCAAACTTAATTTTAGTAAGCATGCTTTACTCCTATGATGTGCTATTAGTTTTTATTTGCCAGCCTTTTGTGGCAGTTGTAAATATTAGTGTTACACATTGATTGTTTGAGGTTAAATCTAAATCAGATGTACCACCTTGAATGTTTGATCCGTTTCTCGCAACCACACACTTGTTAGTTCCAAAACCATTAGATGCGGACACATCCATTATAGTTACTTCATCACCCTGTGCAGGTGAGGCTGGTAATGTAATTGTTACAATATTAGCAACAGTATCAACACCTATTTGATCTCCAGCGACTGCTGTGTATGCTGTTTTGCTAGCTGCAGTTACTTCTGTAAATCCTTTTTCCATCATGGCTAAAGTTGTAGCTGGAACACTACCTCTAGAATAAACTAAAACTTTTGCACCTTCTGGAAGAGGCACTTGTGTAGATGCGCTTTGACCTGTTGTTAATAAAGTTACTGTGTAACTATCACCAGCTCCACCTCTAGTAGTTCCATCTTCTACAAAAAATATTCTGTTAGCATTACCACCAGATGTGGTTGCAGGCATTGTTAAACTTGCATTGCCGGATAAAGTTCCTGTAACTTTGATGTAAAGATTTTTACCATTTGCAGTTGCATCTCCATCAGCTAAACTTAAGTTAACATTACCAGAACTTAAAGTTACTTCTACATAACCTGATGTTGCTGTTTGTAATAATTGTAAATTAGTATTTGTAATTGTTCCCCATAGACCAGCTTTTTCACCTGTTGCTACGAGTTCTAATGATAAATCTGATGAAAATGTTGATGCCATATTAATAAGGTTTTATTGGTGTCCAAACCATTGTTGCTCCTGGTACTATATTTGTCCATGTAATAACCCCTGGTTCCACTGTGTCTAGTGTTAGACCTGAACCTGTAGGACTTACATTTGCGTCAGCAGTTATTGTAACATTACCTGTAGCCAAGGTCAAGTCAACACCTGAAGGTAAAACATTAACATCTGTGCTTATGCTAATATTACCGACATTTAAAGTTACTTGAGATCCTGTAACAGTGTGATCTACATCTGTTCTAATACTTAAAGTTCCAAGTCCTAAAGTTAATGGATTTGCTGTTAAATTTTCAGTTACAGCGTCTGCAATAACACCTGCACTACCAATACTAATTGAAACTTGATTACCTGTTACAACTACTGAAACATTACCCTCAGATGTAGAGGTTGCAAATGGTAGTGTTGATATTGCGTCAAATCCTAAACTCATAATATATCCTTAAAAGGAAGCAGGGGGTATGTGGTGGTGCCCTGCCTCCATTCAAGAATATATCATCGTTTAAACCAAGAGGGAAGTCCTAAATGTGGACGTTTGTCAAACATATTATCTTTAGCTCCCGGTGTTTTACGATTGTTATAATGTAAAAAAACTTGAACACATTCTTTGCCTTTAAATTTTTCTCTCCAATGTTCTAACTCTACCCCTCTATAAACTAACATATCACCAGGTTTTAAATCAACTCTAACCCCTTTTGCTTTACTAGAAACTGTAATATTTTTACCATCTGGTGCACCTACATTTTCATTTGGGCTTAAATATATTGGCCAATCATCACCACCAAGATTCATTGTAGTTGATATCTCACAACTAAATCTATCTTTGTGTCTTTTAAGTTCATCACCTTTTTTGTAAATTCTAGCATAAGTATATGCAGGATATAATTTTAATTCTGTTGCTTTTTCCATAGCTGGTTGACATTTAAGTAATAAAGTTTCCATAGCAATATTACCGTAGGCAGAATATGTATTTGGTATTTGACCATTTGGTTCTTCATAATATCCTAATATATTTTCAAAAGGTGAAAAGTATCTAGCAGCTTTACAAGTATCATAAACCTGTCTTTGCATCCTAAAATAATTTGCAATAAAAATCGCCAGATCTTCTGATATGGCTTTTCTAATTACTGTGTATTTATTTTTTTTAAACATCCTTAGCCATTTCTTTTGGAACAGCTTGTATATTCCAATGTATAAATCTAAATGGTTCTTTACCGTGATCTACTGCATACTCGTGCTCTAGATAACCTGGAAAGATAATTAATGTTCCCGGTTTAGGTCTTATATGAAATTGTTCGTGACCAGCCCACACACCTTTTAAATTTGGTTTCATTTTTAATTTTGTTGTTCTTGCACCAGTTTTTGGTTCGTGAAAAATTGGAAAGGATGTTTTATCACTACACTTCAAAAAATAAAAACCTGATACGTGTTGATTCCAATGTATGTGTGCAGAATGATGACCACCACCTTTTTTAGCAAACTCTTGTACCCACATCTCACTAAACATAGTATTGTATTGCTGCATATCAAAACCTTGATGATCTAAATACTCCCAAGACTTTTGACCAATGTAATTTCTAAAATCTAAAAAGTCATTATCTAATGTTAATGGTGTTGAATGATATGATCTTCCAAAGTCACC